CTACTGAGTATCAAGAGCAGAATATTCCAATTCAGGAAAGACCTAAGGCAGTTGAGTTTCCTCCGGTAGATTGGTTTGTGATCACTGAAGAGAATCTAGACGCTAAGATAGAAGAGATTAATTCTAAAACTGGTAACGTTGTTATGTTTACTATCACCCCAAAGGGATATGAGAACCTAGCTATAGGTATTGCAGATCTGCGTAGATATGTGAAAGATCAACAAGCGATTATTGCGTACTATGAAGAAGCTCTTGAGGACGAGCCTGAAGAAGAAGTAGAAGAAATATCAGAATAACTGTGTTTTCTCCCTGGCCATTTTCTAAAAACCATATATAATATTATCATAAAAATTAAAATACATAGATCTATGGTGTGTCGCCATAGGTGGTAAATATATTTTCCAAAAAGAGGTAAATCTATGCTAAAGGTAGTTCCAAATAATAGAGACGCTGACACCAGAAACTTAATGTCCCAAACAAAATTTTATGAAGGATATTCAAGGTTTGATGATGATAAAGCGCGGTACGAAACGTGGGAAGAGTCTGTTACTCGTGTCATGAATATGCATAGGGACTACTATAAAGATAAAATGTCAGACGAGCTTAGTCAATTAATTGATGAAGCAGAATCTCTATACAAATTAAAATACACTCTTGGCGCGCAACGAGCATTACAGTTTGGGGGTGAACAACTTCTTAAACATCAAATGAGAATGTATAATTGCACATCAACATATGCTGATAGACCTAAATTTTTCTCAGAATTGTTTTATGTTCTTCTTTGTGGAGCAGGCGCAGGGTTTTCAGCACAAGAGCATCACGTTAAAAAACTTCCGAAGGTACAGGAACGTAAAAAACAAGCTAAAGGGTGGAAAGTTGAAGACTCTGTAGAAGGTTGGGCAGACACTTTAGGGGCACTTATGTCTTCATATTTTGTTGGGGGTGGCCAATTCCCGGAAATGGAAGGCCGAAAAGTCTATTTCGATTTGAACTTTATCAGGCCTAAAGGTGCTATGATTTCTGGAGGATTTAAAGCCCCTGGGCCCGAACCACTTCGTAGGTCATTAGATAGAATCGAACATCTTCTTCAAACAGTTGTATTGTCAGGTAGAGATAGACTAAAGCCAATCGAAGTATATGACATTGCAATGCATGCTGCTGATGCTGTTCTAGCAGGTGGAGTACGCCGCAGTGCTACTATATGTTTATTTTCAGCAGATGATGAGGAGATGATAAATGCAAAAACTGGAAATTGGTTTGTTGATAATCCTCAGCGTGGCCGTTCTAACAATAGCGCAGTTATTGTTAGAGATGAGATCACAAAAGAAGATTTCAAAAAGATTATGGGGTCGATTAAAGAATTTGGAGAACCCGGGTTTTACTTTGTCGAAAACAAAGACTTTACTACAAACCCATGCGTTGAGATCGGAATGTATCCGCAGCTTGGGAAGAAAACAGGATGGCAGGGATGCAATCTCACCGAGATTAACGGCGGAAAATGTGAAACAGCAGAAGAATTTTATAAGGCCTGCAGGGCTGGATCAATCTTAGGCACACTGCAAGCTGGTTATACTGATTTTAAATACCTTGATAGTACTACAAAGAAAATATTTGAACGGGAAGCACTGCTAGGTGTTTCTGTAACAGGATGGATGAATAACCCGGAGGTTTTATTAGATGAAAAGGTTCAACGAAATGGCGCTGAGATTGTCAAGTCTATCAATGCTGAAGTCGCCAAACTTATTGGAATTAATGCTGCTGCCAGAACGACCTGTGTTAAACCCTCAGGAAATGCTTCAGTACTATTGGAAACTGCTAGCGGTATTCATGCTGAGCACAGCGCTCGTTACATTCGCCATGTACAGCTGAATAAAGATTCAGAGGTAGCACAACTAATTTTAAATGCTAATCCATATATGGTTGAAGAGTCTGTGTGGTCTGCTGGTGGAACAGACTATTGTGTAGGCTTTCCAGTAGTAGCCCCAGCAGGTTCATTATATAGAGAAGATCTGTATGGTATTAATCTACTAGAGAAGGTAAAACTTGTACAGCAAAACTGGGTCGAGGCTGGTACCAATGAAGAACTCTGCGCCGATCCACGTATTCGTCATAATGTATCAAATACGGTTACAGTAATGCCGCATATGTGGTCACAAGTAGAAGACTATGTTTATAACAATCGCCACAGCTTCGCGGGCATCTCTTTCTTAGCTGGTTCAGGTGATAAAGACTTTGCTCAAGCCCCAATGACAGAAGTATTAGCAGAAGAAGACATTGTCAACAAGTATGGTAAGGCAGCATTATTTGCTTCTGGTCTTATTGTTGATACTCGTAAGTCAGGCTTTCGTGATCTATGGGAAGCTACTATGGTTGCTAAGACACCTATTGAATATCGTGGTGAGGTGTCAGATCTTAACAAAGAGTGGCTACGCAGATTTCAGAAGTTTGCTGATAATTACTTTGACGGAAGTTTACAGGAAACTGAGCATTGTCTTAAAGATGTATTCCTACTACATAAATGGACAAAGATTCAACAGAATCTTGCAGCCGTAGATTTTGTTACTCAGCTAGAGACTAAAAAGTTTACTGATGTTGATACAATTGGTTCTGCAGCGTGTGTCGGCGGAGCCTGTGAAATTACTTTTTGATATACACATAGATACATTTTAAATGTAGGAGATTTAATTAATGGAAGAAGAGTATTGGACTGAGTGTATTGCTTGTGATACAGAATCTCAGGTTCTAGTAATAGATAACGAGGAGACACCTCAGTTTTGTCCAATGTGTGGCAGTCCAATGGAATTTGATCGGCTAGAAGAAGAGTGATAAATAATCTCATCGAAAGGTGGGATTTTTTTTATGTGGACATATAATGATAATGAGTATGATAATACCCCAGAAGAGTATCAGGGGTTCGTATACCTTATAACTGAATTAGAGACTAACAAGAAATACATTGGCAAGAAGTTCTTCTGGAAGCCTAAAACATTACCTAAAACTAAAACAAGAAAAAGACGTATCAAAACTCGTGTAGAATCTGATTGGCGTTCATACTATGGAAGTTCTAAAGAGGTGCAGGAGCTCGTAGAAGACAAGGGCTCTCATATGTTTAAACGTGAGATTCTAAGGTTATGTAAGACAAAGGGTGAATGTAGCTACTTCGAAGCTAAATATCAATTTGAAAATGACGTGTTGCTTCGCGACGATTTTTACAATGAATTTATAGGATGCCGAATTCATAGTAAACATCTAAAGGAAATAACATGTATGAATACAGATGCAAAGTACTCAAAATTGTAGACGGGGATACAGTTGACGTAGATATTGAGTTAGGATTTGGAATAGTGTTAACAGATGAGCGAGTGCGCATCATGGGTATTGACACACCTGAATCTAGAACGTCCGATAAAGTAGAAGACTTATTTGGCGAGGCCGCTAAAGCAAGAGTAAAAGAGCTTATGAAAGAGACATCTGTTCTTAAGACTCAGATTGCAAGAAACGGTGAAGATATGAAAGGCAAGTTTGGACGTGTACTTGGCGACTTTGAAGTAGAATATAAAGATAAGACCAATGTCTATTCTAAGAGACGCCTCACAGAGATACTCATAGAAGAAGGCCATGCTGTGCCCTATATGGGAGGTAGCAAGGAGGAGATCCAAGCTATGCACATGAGAAACCGCACTCGCCTATTAGGTGAAGGAGTTGTATCTCAAGAAGATTATAATAAAGCTGTGGAAAAGATGAAAAAGTAGTTGCATTTTTAAGCAAGTGCTATATAATACATATAGATGATGTAGAGGTGGGATAATGATCCTTGTAGATTATAGCGCTATTGCTATTAGTAATGTAGTAACTCAAAAATTGGAAATTGAAGAAGATTTGATCCGTCATATGATTCTTAACAGTCTAAGAATGCATAGAGTAAAGCACCGAGAAAAATTTGGTGAGCTTGTTCTATGTATTGACGGGCCTAAGAACTGGCGTAAAGAAGTTTATCCTCAATACAAGTATAAGCGCAAAGATGCTCGCAAAGAATCTAAGATGGATTGGAATGAAATCTTTCGTATTATGGATATGGTAAGGGAAGAGATCAAAGAGAACTTTCCATATAAAGTAGTAGAGGTAGATGAAGTAGAAGCAGATGATATTATCGGTGTTCTATGTGAAGACACTCAAGAGTTCGGCCGAGGGCAGGATGTTATGATTATCTCTGGCGATAAAGACTTTGCCCAACTTCAAAAGTATAAAAATATATACCAATACTCTCCTATAACAAGGAAGTATATTAAAGAACCTACTCCCCGTAAGCAACTAATAGAACTTATTCTTAAAGGAGATACTGCTGATGGTGTGCCGAATGTGCTATCAGGAGACAATGTATTTGTAGATGGTGAGCGTCAGACTACTCTAAGGCAGAAGAAAATTGACGAACTAATAAATGATCCTAAAGCTCTAGGAGAAGAAGTTTATCGTAATTATCTACGCAATAAAAAGCTAATAGATCTTACAGAGACTCCAGCCCCCCTAGTGGAAAAAATTATATATAATTATGAACAACAGGATAAATCAGGTAACAAAGACAAAGTGTTTCCTTATCTTATAGAAAAGCGTTGTCGCAGATTATTAGAAGATGTAAAGGATTTTATATAATATGGTGAATAAGAATACTTTATACACTTTCGAAATTTTAGAAAAAGTATCAGAAGCTAAAAGTAAAGCTGATAAAATTAAACTTCTCCAAGCACAAAAAA